TCACTATCATTTTCTTTTTGTTCTTTTAATTTTGTACTTTCAATATGTTGTGTTGTAAGTTCAATAATAGATTTAGGTTCAATCGGTTCTTCTGGTATAACAGGTTCAGGTAAGTCTGGTAGAATTTCTTTGACTGTTTCAGATAGATTTGATAATTCAATTCTTTCACCACGTGCTGGATCTTCTGGTATTTCAGCAAGAGTTGGTTCTGGTTCGGGTTCTGGATTTTGAACAGAATTTGTGATATCAAGTAGTTGATCTAAATCTAGTTCAGGATTCTTAGATAGTTGAGATAATGCTTCTCCGAAATTGAATGTTGCTGTTTCCATTTTAGAAACGGCATACTTCTTTTCAAGGGCTTCTTTCTCTTTTTGTTTCTTTTTGTCTTCTTCTTCTTTTATTTCAGACAATTGACTAAACAACGATTGAAGATCATTGTCATTTTTGACCTTCTCTGCGAATTTCTTTTTTTCATTCGCATCATTCTTATTCAGTTCTGATACAAATTCTTGTAATTTCGATGTCATTTAGTTTCCTATTATATCACACTTTTGATTGAAAGTCAATACTTACTATTTATATGATATATCTTATTTATGTGTTCTATTATTAGTTGAATTGTTGTATGGTAATCTCGTTGTCTTGCCCACCAAGTTGAAAATCAATGATCTCAAACTCACTTTGTATGATATTTAAGAGATATCCATACTCTTTATCCAGACGTAATTCTATATAACCACCAGCAGCACCTTCTCGTATCCAGACCCAATTTGGATCTTCATCTAATATAATCACACCAGTTTCTGGATCTTTACCAAGGCGAATATCACCAACTGACCTTTTCTTATCAAACTCGTTTCTCATTTGTAGTGCCAGTTCTTCATTAATTTGTTGTAGAATATCTGCCAAAAAGTTCTGTTCTAAGAAGTCTATATCTAAACCAGTGACATATAAATCTTCTTCTTCATCTAAGTAATCTTTCTCTAATTCATCAAATTCTAAGAAATCTAAGTCTAATATATTCGCAACTTTCTTTCTATTTTCATAATAATCTTCTTCATCTAATTGTGGTGGTTTGGCAATGATCAATAGATTGTTAATTAAACTCTCATCTAAATCTAATAGAACAGGTGTCATTGGTGATCTTTCTGGCACATCAACAACTGTCGCTTGAAATGCCTGATTGAGTATGACTTGACCTGCATCTGATTCTACACTAATCTCACCAACAAAACAATTACCATTCACATCACAACTTGGTAATAGAATAATTGTTGATGAACCTAATTCATCGATAGTCATAGAAAAATCTGTACCACGAACACCGATTGATGCTGTTGGTGTTTCAATGTTTATATTTTGTGCTGAGTTTTTAGCAATCTGACCTGACGCATATCGTATTGTACCAAGAGATGCTTTGAGAGAAAGAGTACCAGTTGCTGTATTTGGATCAAAAACAAAATCATCAATAAGTAATCGACTATGTTCGGTGACATCTACTCTGGTATCATCTATAAAAAGAATACCAACTTTACCTTTACCTGTTTTGATTGTGTCGTTTGAAAATATATCTAATTCTTTTTGGAGTTTTATATCAGTATCACCATCTTCTCTGTCGACAATTCCATTACCTTTGAGTTTGTCAACATTACCTATGCTACCCCAGGTTAATGAGGTAGCACAGAATAATACTAGTATTATCCACTTAGTCTGTCTGCGAAATGTCGATATCATGGTTATCACCACTTGTTGTCAAAGTTATCATATTATCATAAATACCACTTTGTGTGATATCTACATCTGCTATCGAGCCTGTATGGGTATGAATTAAGGTGTGTCCGTTAACATCACCATCACCATTTATGTCAATTAAATAATTATTTGTGTCACCATTCACGGATAACGTTAATATTGCTGAAGTACCATCTACAGTAGCAGCAACTACGTTGCTGTCACTTCCTGAGGCTCCAGTTATACTTACAGTTGCACTAGCGGCGTCTGCTGTTTCACCAATATCGATATCTAAATCGTTGCTATTACCTGCCCATACAATGGTTGCAGTAGCAGTAGCACATGAAGAATTATTTCCTGCACTATCACAATTGAAATCTATATCGTTAGAATTACCAGTCGTGCTAAATGTACCTGTAAAAGTTGCACCGTTTACATCAAACTTTAAAACATTACTATTACCAACTTGATCAATGTCGATAGTGGTAGTAGCACCTGCGACTGCTGAAGCCGTTGTACTATTACCTACAGTATTGTTTTGTCCGTCTTGGGTAATGTCGAGGTCTAAGTTCGCACCAGATTGTGTCACATAGATATCATTCGCCCATACCGGTATGGCAAACAATAAAAATGATATTATTTTGATGTACATAGATTACTCCTCTATTTTAAATTTCCAAAACTCACACTCGATACCCTCATAAATCATATTATGAACGGCATGTTCGATTGTGGTTCGGATTGCATAATTAACTGGCTCGTTTGTAGCGACACCAGTTTCTATTTCAAGCGCTTTTGTACTCATGTCTAAAAACCTGAATACATCGCCTCCTGAACTGTAAGACGCTATCGTCTTTGTTGCTGATACAGTCATTAGGATTTCTCCTGTCTGTACAGATACTAAACGTAGCGAAACTGTGACTTGGTCTGTTCGGTATTGCTCACTCATACCGATACCAAAATATCTTGCACCAGCACCACCTGATGTGATATTAGAATCATATCCAACTATACCACCTTCAACTAATAACCCTGCGAATACTAAGGGTTTCAATACTTCTTTTATGTCTTGTGTTCCATCATATAAATCTCTTGTTGAACGTATGAGTTGTCTTTCTTTTACAAGATTGTCTAAACCTTCTCTCTCTAAAACTATAAACCAAGGGTCTTGTCTGCCACCAACTGATTTTAAAGCATTGATTACCCATGATTGTGGTCCTTGTGTGACAGCAGTTGATAGTTGACTAAACTTTTCACTTGGTTTTCTCTGACCTGTTTGATCTTTAAAATCATAAACTGCGATTGTAATTTGTGGTTGTCCTAATGCTGGTATCTTCTCTAATCTTTTCATTGTATCTGTTTCCATTGTGTATGGAGATTCACCAGTCATCATCGCTGGTTGATTCATTGATGTACAACCTAATAAGACTGTAAAGAATATTATGGGAATAATTTTAAACATTAAAAATTGAAGTCACCTAATGGTACCGACATGATAGTTGTAGTGCCATCTGGTTGTGTAATTGTTAGTGTGATAGTTTCTGTTGTTGTGTCTTTGACCCAATAGATTGTTGAACCCTCAACATCAGCAGTACCACTTGTTGGGCATTCGCCTGTACAAGATTCACCAAACATATTATCAACTAACTGTTTTGATAAGTTAGCATAAATTCTACTTTCTACGTTTTTGATAAATTTATTGATTGTAGTATTTTCTTCATCACGTTCAGCAGCCGCTGCCGCTGACTTGGCATCATCTCTGATTTCATTTTCTCTATTATATCTTAATTGTTCTAAAGATAAAACATGGGTAGAATATCCAACACCTGAAAATGATGGATTGCCAAAGTTGTGTGTGAGTTCTGAAGCAGTTGCCCAAGAACCCAGCAATAGTAGAATTAGTAGTGACCTCATACTACTATTTATATATCTGTAGTCTTCTTCTTCTCGTTTTCTCTGATTTCTAAGACTGTATTGAGTTTGGATCTCAATCGAATAATATCGTTGTCCAGCATACGGACTCGATCTATAAGGGCAATCAACACTTTCATAGTGTTATCTAATTTTTCAATAATCTGTGTGGTCACATAGGTGTAGATAAAGAATATAAAATAACCCATGGCAATTGCAGCCAGAGTAGCAAAACCATATTGATTTAATATCTCTACAATGTCCATTAATCTTTTCTGGCATCCTCTTTGCCGTCTGCTCGACTTAATCTATCTAAGTCTGGTTTTAATTTGAGAGCATGAGATACTAATAAGTCCAATTTAACCATATCGTGGTTCATTGTTTTGATTCGATTATCTAATTGTGAAATGATACCTGTAATCGCACCAACTTGTCCAACAACACCTGCTAAAATATATTTGAGAATGATGTATATGAATACACCCATTGTGACTGCAGCCGCAACGGGCAAACCAAAGTCAACTAGTATAGTAAAAAATAAATCCATAATTCTATTTATGTGGCGGTCTGTAGGAGAATCGAACTCCTCACTCCGGCGTGACAGGCCAGTGTTATAACCGATTAACTAACAAACCTAAATGGCGCCTAACCATGGACGCCACGTGTGAATTAGGACACAAACCCTAAGCGAAACAGGAGAGATTTAGGATTAGTCTTCTTCTACTAATTTTGAGAAGTAATCCATAGTGTCGTCATCACCAGCATCATCATTTGATTCAACAGGTGCGACAGACGGTTTCGGTTCGCTTTTCTTTTCTACTACTGGTGCCGATACTTCATCATCAATTGTGGGAGTATCAATTTTATCAGCAGTGGTAGTATTTCCAGTTCCATAAACAACTTTCTCAAATCTCGCTTTGAGTTCATCATATGATTTAAAAGTTGAAGGATCTGAAAACTCAGTAAGAGCGAATTGTCTTTTCCAAACGCTCTGTATTTCTTCATCATTATCAGCAACAGGACTAGGTTGTGCGAACTCTGACTTATCATAGTTCCAATAGCCATCTACTTTTCTGATCTTCAATTTGAAGTCTGCCCCTTCCCAAAAATCAAATGGGTTTAAAGGTTTCTCATCTTCAAATTGTGGTTGCATTGCTTCAGTAATCTTATCAAATATCTTTTTACCGAACTTGAATAATTTTACTTGACCTTCATTCTCTGGATTCTTAGGATCAGATACCACAAGAATGTTAGTATAATAAGTTAGTTTTCTCTTTCTCTTACGAGCAATCTCTTTATCAGAATCTAAACCAGTATTCCATAGACGACTGTTATCCTCTGATACAGGATCTTTCTTGTTCATTGTAGTTAAAGAGTTCTCAATATACCAACCACCTGGACCTTGAAATGCATGATTCCATAGTCTTGCCCAAGGTAATTCTTCACCTTGAACTGCAGGTAAGAAACGAATAACTGCAAAACCATTGCCTGACTTATCAAGTTCTGGTCGCCATAGTCTTTCATCTTTGCCTGATGATTGTGTGGTAGTTGTTTTATTAAGGGATTCTAACTCTTTTGTTAGTTTGTCGAAATTACCTCGACTTCTTTTTAATGCTTCAAATGACATTTATTGTATTCTCCGTATGTTTATTGTATGTTTTTGTTATCCACGTAATCATAATATAAGTTTGTATTATATCATATATAGTCAACTTTGTCAAGCGTAAAGTGGGGCTTTCGCCCCACCTTTTCAAAATATTAGAATTTAACTGACATTCCAGCAGCTGGTGTTACGTCTTCAGAATCCATATTGTATCCTGCTTCGACATACCAATCTACTGATTTGTATGATGCCTTATAACCTGCACCTGCGTTCTGTGTCCAGTCTGATTCGTCACCATTAACGAATAATGAAAATCCGTTTGTAGAGATGATTGCTTCAGCAGCAGTTGGGTTTGTTAAAGTTTCATTGTGTGTTGCCACAGCTGTTAATTTTGCTTCTGATCCTAAATCAGCAGCACCTTCAACAGCAAAAATGTTGTCGTCTGTTTCAATTGTGTGATCAACGGAACCAGCAACAGCAACACTACCAAGTGTTAAAGAATGTTTAACTTGAATTGTATCAAAGTCTGTCACATCAGCACTTGTATCTGTAAACTTAAATCTTACAGATGTGTTCTTGGCGTTTATCAAAATGCTTTCACCAGCGTCACTTGGATTAGCAAGTGTATCAGCACCTACTTTTTCCAAACCACCACCGATGAAGATATCACCTTGATCACCATAACTGATAGAACCTTTAGGTCCTTTTACTCCAAGAGCATACTCGTCTAAGACAAGTTCATCACTTGCGTTTGTGATTACAGCGATAGAAGCAAATCCAACATCACTTGAAATATCTAAGTCGATATCTTTAGTTGCGATTACATCGCCTGCTGTGTTCTTAGAGAAATCTACTCCGACAGAACCTGTTACGCCTGCATATGAACTTCCTGATAGAAATACTGC